TGTGTCCAGCGGATTATAAACCGCTTTCTTAAACTGTTGTCCGGACGCAGATTTAAATCGAGACGAAAACTTATCTAGATGTTGTCTTCGAATTCTTCGACCTGATTGAGAACGGTAATTAACAATCGGGCCCGAAAAAAGTCTCGTTAACATTTTAAACAAATTTGAATCGGGGTTTACATTTGTTTTATTAGGGGGCATTTAATTTCTCACTTTATAATCCAGCTAAATTGATCATACATTTCTTTGGCTTCACTCATTTTATCAAAAACATTATCTTTTTTGTAGCCGCTTTGGCCACTTATTTTAGTATTAAAGGTTGTCTTGCTTGTGATAATGGCACCTAAAAATGCTTTTTGATAATTGAGATCGCGTGCATTTGCTTGTAACGCTGTATCTCGTACCCAACACCCAATTGCGAGGGCCATAATTAAATCGTCATGATAACTTTTCATTGCTTGTGGTTTACCATTCTTCCAAATAAATGTTTTCATCTCGTTAACTGTCCGAGAGGAATATATCTTAATTAGTTTATTTCTGATAAACTCCTCTAATTTCGCTACGATAAGGGGGCGAGTCTTCATAGATGTAGTAAAACCGGGCACGGCGCTATTTCTTACTTCGGCTTGATGTTGTTCAATATATTCATGCGTAGATTTAATTGAATAATAAATGTTAGGATATTGGTATTCAATTAGTTTATCTAAAACCGTGTAACCAATATTATTATTCTCAACCACAATCATACACCCGCCATATTCTCTACCTACTTGATTAAGCATATTGGCATACATGTCTGGCGTTGGCTTTCCTTGATATTCTCCTACGATCTCTAATGTTTCTAATTTAAAAATATGAAAAGTAGAATAGTCTGCAGCATCACCGCGTGCTACATCTACTACCATTAAATAATTACACGTGGGGTCATGCTCTTCCCATATCCAAAAATTACGATCAAATCCTGTACGGTATTTGGGTTCTTTAATTTGAGTAAAGAGCCACTCCATACAATCGGGGTCAATGACAGTTTCGCCTGATGTATTGAAGTTGCATTGAAGCTCTTGGGCTATCTGTCTTTTGGACATATTCTTTGTTTCTTTTTTGTACCACTCTTCATCTCGATCAGGATGCACATCCCACATGAGAGTAGTTAAATTAAAATTGTTGGTTCCTGCGTCTGCGTCGGAGCAAGTCTTATGAAACCAATTTCCCACTCCATTTGGAGTTGACAGCGCAACACATCGACCACCAGTTGATAATGTGGGATACAGACCTGTCCACAATTCTTCAAGGTTCTCAATGTGTGCGGCCTCGTCTAATACCAATAAAGACAAGGCTTCCGAACGACCAGCATCGCCAGAGGTTGAAGCCGCTTTAATTGAAGATCCATTAGAAAGTTCAAAAGAAGTTCTGTTGTCCACATCGATAGTGGCGATTTTTAACCAATCAGGAATGTTTCTCATGATACCTTTTACTTTCTTTACCAAGTTTCCTGCGGTTGCAAACTTTGTTGCCATTACAAGAATGGCCTTATCGCGGTGGAATAACATCATCCATACGATATATCCAGCAGTAATGGTAGAAATACCAAGCTGCCGTGCTTTTAAAATAACATTAAAGCGATAGTCATTAAAGTTTTTAAGAAGATCATCCTGAAAATCATACGTATCAAATAAAATCAACCCGTGCATCGGGTGAGATATACGGGCATACGTTGTTAAAAAGTAGGATGGGTCTTTACCGCACTTTAATATTTCTTTTACTTTTTCCTTTTTTGATAATTGAAAGCTCATTAGTCATTTTTTGCGAAGCATCCGGAGAGTCTCAGGACTAAGTTTGGCGCCCGTAGTTCTCTGCTGCCCCCGCATGCGTCGATGGGTTGCGCCCGTGGGAGTCGTGGTGCGAAGGGGTCCTTCTTCGTCCGTCACCTCAATCGTCTCTTCTTCTGGTGGTCCAGGCACACGTCCTTCGGGAGTTTCGGGACCGGAATAAAGTTCATCTTCGTCAAAGCTAAACGCTTCCGGATCGGGGTGCTCATCCCAAGGATCTTCGGATGGCTTATACTTGTCCAAAAAGCCATTAAACTCGTTCATCGCTTCTTCAAACGATAATTCATCGGAAACAACTCTACTGAGTGTAGTCTCCATGTCTTTCTTAAATTCATCTTCCGCATAGGGTCCATGTTCTGCTTGGGATTTTAGTTTGCTTACATCAACCCATTCATCGTCTTCGTTCACCATCTCTTCTTTAATCATTTGGATTAATTTGGATCTAGCGATTTTCACTTTTCAGTGCCCCCACCATGCGAATATATACGCGCTTGGCCCGTAGGATGTTGTATCAAATCGGGTTTTTCTTTTTTTATTAACTCTATCATTTCCATAAATCCTTGAACCTTCTTCTCCCGGGCGCCCTGACTTCGAGTAACTCCCATCAAAGCAGTCCACATTTGTTTAAGAACCGGATCGTTTGCTAGCTTTAATAATTCAGGGGATAGGTTTTCTAAAAAAAGATTCTCACTCAAAACTTCCATCTTCTCGTCCATAAAGTATCGAGGATCGATAAACTTCTTATTCTTTCTAATACGACTCATTTTTCTACCTCCGACCCTTTCTTACGAGTATCGTTCTTGGGGCGCTTGCCTTTCCAGCCCCCCTGATCCAAGAAGGTTTTCCAACCCTTTTCTAGGGTGTCCTTGGAGCCCGCTTCCACGACAATCACATCATCGAGGCCGCCAATCTTATACACTTGGTAAGCAGTTGCCCAGGTATGAATCCGATTAGTGCTTTCAACGCGCACATCAATCTCACCTTCTTTAGTTAATGCAACCGATTTACCAGTAACTTTACGATATTCTTTTTTAAGAAACTTAGTAATGTCGGACATTACCTGATCCATTTCACCCTCAAACCCACTCCGATAAACTTCTTTAAGCTCTAATTGAGTTTGATAATTGATGCATAACAGGGGGCCCATAAACTTAACACCAAATCCATCAATCACGCGCTTGTCTAATATGGGGTGGCCTTCTTCTCGGCGTAAGCCGATCTCGAGCAACTTTCCATCTTCGTCAAGGGCGCCGTCGTAGGCGTTTGCGGCTGCTTGCGCTAAACCTCGTACTACTTCTAAAACTGAAATTGAATCTTTTTTCTTGGCCATTACTGTGGTTCTCCTTGTTGGGGTGTGGTGGGTTTTATAATCTTGTCAAGCCTTTTTATAAGAGTTTGAATCTGCATTTTATACTTTTTTAAATCTGTTTCCTGGGCACGCTTCGTCAAAAAATCTTGGATTTGTTTAATATAAGTAAGCTCTACTTTGTCTACTTCCTTATCTGTGCTAACGGCTTTGGCGGTTTCTAATCCAGCCGTTTTAAATTGCGACGAGGTGGTGCCAGTGGTACCAAGCTTGGTAGGATCCTTCTCTACTTCACTTAAAGCTTCACGAATCATTTCTTTGAGTGTAGTCTGGTTTAATCTCACTAGGTCTCCATCCTTCTATCCAACGTTCTTCTCTGTCTTCAACATATTGTATATAGCACTTATAACAGCAATCAAACTTAACTAAACAAACGTCATCCAATGATCTTCTGGCGAAGGACTCACAAACCGGACACGAACGTATAGCATCTCTATTAAGTAGTTTTTTTGATACCTTTATCCCATTAACATCTACTTTTTCTTGTCCCGCTTCAAATTTCTTAGTTTTTTTATAAAACTCCTTCATTTGTTGAAGATATTCTTTTTCTTTGATCTCATCCCAATTCCCCTTTGGGTTTTGGATCGCCTCGTCGCCATACTTTTCACTGATGGCCTTTTCAACGCAAGCAATGTAATTGGGATCTTTCTTCATCTCAATTATCTAGTGCGGCTGCTAGATTATCTGCTTCGAAAAACATCATTCGATCCATTTGAATTCTTTCGATAAATTCTAAATACCTTTCATTTGAATCAAATACAATCGTTGATATCACACTACCGCCGGCTGGCTTTGCTACACAAATAGTCATGACAGGCTGGTGGATTTCTTTGGAGCCCAATACCGATACAAATCCTTGCATTTCTTTTATTGGAACTCCAAATGGGATAGTGAGCATCAAACGCCCTCCCATATCAAGTTGCTTCTCTAACACCGATTGGGGTGTTTCTTCTTTAACTGGCGCAGCAAATGTCATTATTCCTCCTAATTGATAAATTGTTTTGCTATAATAACTGTTGCAACCACACCGGTCGCACCTCCAACACCAAACCACGCCCACTTGTTCGGTGGAGATTGTTTCTTAATTGTTTCTTGTAACTTGGCGATCTCGATGTCCTTCTGCTCGACAATCAGTTTATATTCTTGGTCTAACGCTTCATACTGAATTTCACAATTTTTTCTTTCTAATTCAAATTCCGTATTGGCGACATCTAAATTATACTCTACTTCTAAATCACATTGTAGTTTCCAACTATCTTTTTCAGTCATAATGCTGGCAGTTGCTATCGGATCAAATAAAACACCCTCAAAGGGTGCTGGTTGTTGTTCTGCCAAAAGAGTGAACTTTCCATCATCAGCATAAGCTGTTGAGGAAATCAAAAACAAAGCTAAGATTTTATTCAACATAATCAAATCCAAATATAGATTCTATTTCTTCAATCAAAGCGCGTGGATCATCAACAAAGTCTTTAGTAAATTCTGTTTGCTTTTTTCTCTTTAATTTATCTAGCTCTTCTTTGTCCATCTCATAGCGCTTTTCTATATCGGCAAGCTGTTCTTCATACTCTCGCAATGCTTCTTCGCGCTTTTCTAGCTCTCTTTTGTGAATCTCTTGAAGGCCCTCGATCTGATTCTGGAGACTCTCTTGGGTCGTTATGTATGCGCTTTCAAGTTGTCTATAGTCATAACGCATTTTGCCTATCACTAACAATAGGCAAATTACGATTAAGATCTCTTTCCAATTCTTTTTAGCAAACTGCAATAGCGTTGCTACATTCATCAGGCACCCTTGAGTTTAGCAATCGCATCAATAATGCCCTGGCCGCCCAAATATAGACCGGAGATAATCACCCAGTCGGCAGATTCAAGATTGGCAGTTAGCATTAAGCCAGTTGCCGTTACCCAAACCAATAGCTTTCGCGAAATAGCCTTTTCTACTAGTTTGTCTAATTTACCTTTTACAGCATCCATCATTTTTTACTTCCTTTTTTGTTTAGTTCGCCGCGCGATTCCATAGAATATGCAATTGCTTGACATTGTTTTGGATTGTCTTCACATTCACCTTCATCGGTCATGTGAGCAATCTTTTGTGAAACTCTTTTTTGTCCCTTTTTCGAAACGTTTGTTTTCTTTTTGTCTTCTTCGTATTTCTTTAACATCGTCCAGTCGGGTTCATCCTCTTCTTCTCCGGTCTTGTTCTTACGAAGGCCTCCAAGATTTCCTCCGGGGCCACCAATGTCACCGAATTCTTTTACAAGTTCTTCCTCGATAATCTTTCTAAGTTGTCCTTTCGTCATTCTTTTCTAAATCCTTTTCATTAATTGTCTTAGCCTTTCTTGTGCTTTTTAGTATAAGCGTCGTAGATCGCGAGGAATGTAGCGCGATCACCCCCTTGCTTGTACTCATTATATTTCTTTTTCAAATAGGCTCTATCCTGTTCTTGGGTGGTGTTGGCACCAATGCCTTCTGTGTCTTCTGCTGGCGCGCCCTGACCTTTTGAATCTTTATATGCAGCCTTGGCGGCGGCCCATTCCTCTGGATCTTCTTTGCGATTGGCTGCTGCGGCCCGCATGCGATCTTTTAGTCGTTCCTCAGGCGATAATTTTGCTTGGGCGCGCTGTTCTTGTCCCGATACAAGATTATCCCCTATAAAATCATTGATTTCGGACCATGTACTTCCAAGATCATTTAAAGTGCTTACATAGTTGTTGTTGGCTTCAATTAACTCTTTTGAGAGCGTTTGTAGTTGTGGAATAACCTGTTTTAAAATTTCTATAAATTCTTTTGGGTTTTCGCGATAATTGTGTGAATACACTTCTTGTGCCAAATAAGTAGCAAGTTCATTAACATCTTTGTAGAGTCCTTTTTGAATAATGCCATTTAAATATCGAGTAGCATTTTGACTTACATCGCGGAAGAACTGGGCCTCGGTTGGTGTTCCCTCATTTATAGGTTCTCCATCAAGATATCGACGCCAGCTTTCAAACAATGGTTTCATTTCTTTTCTAAGTCCTTTTCATTAATTAATGGAATTTGTATACGATCTAACTTTTTTAATCTTTTTTGGATTCGTATGTCATCAGGTAAATAGTTCC